CCCCACCACCGAGAAGGCCCCCACCGCGCCGCCTGCCCAGGCGGCCACACCGCCCGCCCCGGAGAAGCCCGCTGCACCTTCGCCGCCGACCCCTGCCAAGGCTCCCCAGTCCTGGAAGCCTGACGTGCGCGAGGAGTGGGGCAAGCTGCCCCCGCGCGTGCAGGCTGAGGTGCTTCGGCGGGAAGGGGAGGTGCAGCGGGCCCTTCAGGAGTCGAGCGAGGCCCGGCAGGGCTACCAGAAGTACCAGGAGGCCGTGAAGCCGTTTGAGACCATGATCCGCGCCGAGGGCGGGGAGCCGGTCCAGGCGATCCAGGGCCTGCTCCAGACGGCCTACGCCCTGCGGCACGCCCCGATGCAGACCAAGGCGGACATGATCGCCCGCATGGTGCAGGCGTACCTCCCCGGGCGCGACGGGCTGGAACTCCTCGATCGTAGACTGGCCGGCGAGGCGCTCCAGCCGGGGCCGCAGCAGGGGGCGCAGTTCCGCGACCCGCGGGTCGATCAGCTTCTGGCGCAGATGGAGCAGGCCAAGGCGGCCCAGGAGCAGAGCGTCAGCCAGAAGGCCGAGACCATGATCACGGCCATTCAGGACAAGGAGTTCTTCGCTGACCTTCGCGAGGACATGGCCGACCTGATGGAGATGCACCAGCGCCGGGGGTTGACCTTGACCCTGGAGGATGCCTACAATCGTGCTGCTGCGGCGCACCCTGAGATTTCCAAGGTGCTCACCCAGCGGGCGGAGGCGCAGCGCCTGGCGAACCCCACGGGGTCCACCCAGGCGGCACGACGGGCCTCCGTGAGCATCAGATCGAATCCCGCCACCGCTCCAAGTGGCGAGCGCAGGGTCGGCGACCTGCGGGAGGATCTGGAGGCGGCGCTGGACACGGCGTCGGGCAGGGCGTGAGAGCCTGATCGGCCCACTCGCGGGAGTTGAAGCCCCTCGTCGCAGCGGGGCGTGAGCGAACCCTCAAGGGGTCCACGCGCAAGAAGCTGCGGGATGGCAGCACTCAACCCTCGACGGAGAACTGATCAATGGCATTTCCAAACGTTTCGGACATCGTGACCACGACCCTGGAGTCTCGCTCCAAGGTGATCGCGGACAACGTGACCAAGAACAACGCCTTCCTGACCTACCTCAAGAAGAGCGGCAACATCAAGACCGTCAGCGGCGGTTCCCAGATCAACCAGGAACTCTCGTTCGCGGAGAACAGCAACTTCGGCTGGTACTCGGGCTACGATCTGCTCCCGGTGGCTGCTCAGGACGTGATCTCGTCCTCGGTGTTCACCCTGAAGCAGGCGGCGGTCCCGGTGGTGGTCAGCGGTCTGGAGCAGCTTCAGAACTCCGGGCGTGAGGCCGTCCTCGACCTGCTGGAGGCGCGCATGGGCGTGGCTGAGGCCACCATGGCGAACAAGATCAGCGAGGGCATCTACGGCGACGGCACCGGCTCCGGCGGCAAGTCGATCACCGGCATCCAGGCGGCGCTGCTCGCGCTCGCCAACGCCTCGCAGACGGCCACCTACGGCGGCATCAGCCGCTCGACGTGGGCGTTCTGGCGCAACCAGTACCAGAGCGTGACGAGCGCCACCAAGGACACCCTGCTCACCGCGATGAACGCCCTGTGGGCTTCCTGCGTCCGTGGCTCCGATCGCACGAAGTTCATCCTGACCGACACGGATGGCTGGGCGCTCTACATCGCGAGCCTCCAGAACATCCTCCGCACCATGACCTCCGACACCGGCAACGACATGGGCTTCCCGTCCGTGAAGTTCATGGACGCGGACGTGGTGCTGGACGGCGGCCTCGGCGGCTTCATGCCGTCGAAGAGGATGTACTTCATCAACCCGCGCTACTTCTTTTACCGGCCTCACAAGGATCGCAACATGGTTCCGCTCACCCCTGGCCGCCGCGTGGCGATCAACCAGGACGCGGAGGTGCAGATCCTCTCCTGGGCTGGCAACATGACGGCCTCCAACCTCTCGCTCCAGGGCGTGCTCTCGTTCACCTAACGGTGATCGCGACCTGAAAGGAAAAAGCCATGTCCATCGGCTACCGACTCTCCGACCTCCGCATCGGCCTGGGCCCTGCGACCCCGGCCACCAACCCCAACATCCCGGGCTACCTCCCGCCTCTGCCGTGGGTCGCCTCCACCGTCTACCCGGCGCTCTCGGTGGTGATCAACAACGGGTACGTGTTCCGCACCGTCGCGGGCGGCACCGCCACGACGGGCGGCGGCCCCTCGCAGAGCAACCTCACGGACAACACCGTGACCTGGGTGGCGGTCGGCCCGCTCAACCCGCTGTACGCTCAGGACGCCGCCGCCACCTTCCCGGTGGGCACGGTCGCCAGGATCAACAGCCCGGACTACGGGGACGGCGAGGCGATCTACGTCAAGTTCACCGGCACCGTCGCCGCGGGTGACTGCGTGGTGTACGACACCTTCGCGCAGACCGGCGTGATCCAGCCCACCACCTTCCTGGCGGGTCCGGTCGGCATCAGCATGGCGATCCAGGCCAGCGGCACCTTCGGGTGGCTGCTGATCAGGGGCGTCTGCGACTACGCCAGCGTGACGGACGCCGTGGCCGTGGGCGGCCTGGGCAACTCCGGCGCGACGGCGGGGCAGTTCATCGCCGCCACCACCAGCAACACCGTGAGCGGCGCGTGGCTCCGCGTCGTCACCCCCGGTGCCACGACCTTCGGGATCGTGGAGGTGCGCTACCCGGCCCAGGGCAAGCACACCAGCGTGGCCTAGTAGTCCAACCGACACGCCGGGGTGGGGATCTCAGCCCCCACCCCGGCGGTCCCACACCTGGAGATTCAGATGGCTCAGATCGCAGACGAAAGCTACATGAAGATGATCGAGAACCAGGCCGCGCAGGGTCAGGACCCGGGTGACGCCCGGCTCTGGATCAAGTTCGAGCACCGCCCGATGCAGAACCCCGAGAAGTCGGCGGAGGCCGGGCGGCCCATCTACGACGAGGTGGAGTGGATCAAGATCATGGTCCCTGGCGACCGCGACGAGATCGAGCGCCCGGCCACGGACATGGACAAGGCTCGCTTCGCCAAGCAGTACCTCCATTGGAAGTCGGGGGCGGCGGAGGCCGTCACCGGCACGCCGCTGGAGACCTGGCCCGCCGTGACGCGCGCCCAGGTGGAGGAACTCCGGTTCTTCAAGGTCCGCACCGTCGAGGATCTCGCCAACCTGGCCGACGTGGTCGGCGCCAAGTTCATGGGGATCAACGACCTCAAGACCAAGGCCAAGAACTTCCTCGCCGCCGCCGCAGGGGAGGCCCCCGCCCAGAAGCTTCAGGCGGAACTCGCCCAGCGGGACGCCGAGATCGCGACTCTCCAGAAGGCGCTCAAGGACCAGAGCGAGAAGATCGACCAGCTTCTCAAGCAGCGGAGGTAGTTCGTGGCTTTCGGGACGGCAGGAGAGGTCATCGCGGACGCGGCGAACGAACTCGCCTTGGGCGTGTACGAGCCCTCGTCCTTCGATCCGTGGGCCTCCTCCGACCCGAACATCTCGCAGATGATCGCCCTGATGAAGTCGGCGGGGCGGTCCCTGGTGCGCGAGCGCAACTGGACCTACCTCCGGCGCGAGCACTCGTTCACCACCGTTGCAGGGATCGACACCTACGACTGGCCCGCGGGCTTCCTCAACATGATCGACCAGACCGGGTGGGTGCGGACGACGCGCCTGCCCATGTCTGGGCCGCTCTCCCCCCAGGAGTGGCAGTACATGAAGGCCCGCCTGGTGGGGGCCACGCTGACGCTGCTGTTCCGCCCGATGGAGCAGCAGCTTCACATCTTCCCCGACGCTCCCAACACGCCGGGGGACATGACGATCGCTTTCGAGTACCAGCACTCGCTGTGGATCTCGGTGGCGGCGACCCCGACCGTGCCCTCCCTCGACGCCCCGGTGGCCCGGGACGACACGGTCTGGTTCGACTCCTTCCTCATGTCGCGGCGGCTCAAGCTGGAGTTCCTCAAGGCCAAGGGGTTCGACACCACCCAGGCGCTCCAGGACTACAAGAGCGCCTTCGACCTGATCTCCAACGACGACACCCAGGCGCCGATCATCAACCTCGCCAAGCGGGGCGACAACATCCTGATGGGCGAGCGGAACGTGCCCATCACCGGCTTCGGGCCCTAAGCCATGAAGGCCACCGCCCGGGTCCCCCAGCCGCACCTTCTCAAGGAGGCTACGTTCCCGGCCCCCATGGGCGGCCTCAACTCGATGTCGTCCCTGGCCGCCATGCCCAAGGGCGATGCGATCTTGCTCTGGAATCTCATCGGTCAGGAACTGGGCCTTCGATCGAGGCTAGGGTACTACGAGCACACGCTGGGCTTCATCGCGGCGAACGGGGACTTCCAGAGCCCCGTCGACAACGTCGCCGCGTGGCAGGCCAGCCACCTCTACGCGATCGGGGACCTCTGCACCAACGACACGCTCAAGGTCTACGAGTGCACGGCTGGCGGGACCTCGGCGGGCACGGGCGGCCCCACCGGCACCGGGGCTGCGATCGTTGACGCTGGGGTGACGTGGAAGTATCACGCCACCGCGGCGGAGACCGCCACCGTCCGCACCTTCATCCCCTTCAACGCCTCGATCCCTGGCAACAACAAGTTGTTTGCCGTCACCAAGGAAGGGATCTACGACGTGACCGCGGGCGGGGTGACGGCCCTGCTCCTCACCCCCACCTCCGCGGAGGCGTTCCCCTCCGTGGACGTTGACGCAGGGGTCGGATCGTACCATGTGGTGGTGAACTCGGCGGGCCACTTCCTCGTCTACTGCGACGAGAAGTGGGGCTACTACATCTACGTCGAGTCCACCAACACCTGGACCCGGGTGACCTCCGGGGGCGGCGCGCTTCAGATCTCGGGGCTCGATCCTGCTGCGGCGGTGTTCGCCACCGTCTGGAAGAACCGGCTCTTCCTGGTGGAGCGCGGCACCACCAGCGCCTGGTATCTCGATCTCTACGCGATCCAGGGCGTTGCCACGGAACTCAACTTCGCGGGCAAGTTCGCCAAGGGCGGGCACCTCGTCGGCCTCTGGTCCTGGACCTATGACGGCGGGGCTGGGCCCGACGACCTGCTCGTCGCCGTGTCGTCGGCGGGGGACGTAGTCATCTACCAGGGTTCCGACCCCTCCATCCCCGGCGCCTTCGTGATCAAGGGCGCGTGGAACGTGGGCACGGTCCCCTCCGGTAGGCGCATCGCCACGGAGGTCGGCGGCGAACTGCTGCTGGCGACCGGGATCGGGCTCCTGCCCATGTCCAAGCTGGTCACCGGCATGGTGCCGGAGGACCGCCAGCAGTACGTCACCTACAAGATCAGCAGTCTCTTCTCCGGCCTGGTGTCGAGTTACGGCTCCTATGAGGGCTGGGCGATCAGGTTCCACCCGCAGGACAACGCGCTGGTGGTGACCTACCCCAAGGACTCGACCGGGGTCACGGAGCAACTGGTCATGTCGATGGCGACCAAGGGCTGGAGCCGCTACCGTGGGCTCCCGATCCTGGCCTGCGACAACTACCAGGGCAAACTCTACTTCGGCACCGCGGACGGACGGATCTGCGTCAACGACGGGTACGTTGACAACGTGACGCTGATCTCCCCTGCCGACTACGACAACGTGGCCTTCTCGGGGATCACGGCCTTCGACCGGCTGGGCTCGCTCAAGCAGAAGGCCGTGCGGATGATCAGGGGCAACTTCACCTCGGACGGGCGGCCCCCCAACTACAACGTCCAGGCCCGGTACAAGTACGACACCCAGGAGGCCTACGGAGCCGTGACTCGGTCCACGATCGCTGGAGCGGTCTGGGACACGGCACAATGGGACGTGGACGCCTGGCCCGGGGTGCAGGACTTCGCCTCTGAGCAGCGCCTGACGGGCGCGACGGGCATTGGCCCAGAGGTGGCGCTGGCCTTCAACGGCAAGGCTGCGGCGCGAGTGGTACTGATCGGATTCGACGTATTCTTCACGGAAGGCGGGCTACTCTGATGGCAAACGTTGTTGATCTTCTACTGGGCAACTCCCCGGCGGCCCCGGACTTCCACGCCGCTGCGAACGAGCAGATGCGGGCTGGACGGCCCGATCAACAGACTGACTTCGCCTCGTCCAAGTGGACGCAGGGGCCGGATGGATCGTGGTCCCAGAGCAACATGCTCAATCCGGAGATGCGGGGGCTGCTTGACCAGCTTCGGGGTGCCGCGGGGCAAGGGCTCGCCAACGGGATCGGGACCGGGGACGACGCCTTCCAGCAGGCTCAGGCGGCCTCCTGGCAGAACGCCCAGGCGAACCTGATCCCCCAGCTTCAGAGCCGCTACGATCAGCAGCGGTCGGCGCTGGCGAACCAGGGAGCCGATCTGGGCAACCGGGCGCTCTACGGGGCGGCCACGCAGGACATGAACCGGGACTTCGACGCTGGGCTCGCCGGAGCCTGGGGGGAGTCGATGGACAAGGGCCTGAACGCTCAGAACCTGACCTACCAGCAGAACCGGGACGCCTACCAGATCCCGTTCAGCCTCATGGGCCAGATGCAGGGGCTCACCCAGATGCCGGGCTTCCAGACGGCGGGCAACTACCAGACCGCCGCGGGCCAGCAGTTCAACGCTGATCAGCAGAGGTTCCAGGGCCAGCAGGCGGGGCTCACCGGCATCCTCCAGGGCGCCGGGGACATCGCGGGATCGTACTTCACGGGCGGCATGGTCAACCCCTTCAGCTTCGGTGGAGGCGGCAACGGGGGCCAGGCCCCGGGCGGTAACTCTCTCTTCGCCCCCGGCGCCAGCCCCTCCGATCTCAAGTTGGGCTTCTAGGAGGCCACCGTGGACGAGGAAACGATCAAGATGCTTCTCTCGGCCTCCGGCATGGGGCCCGCGGAGGACGTGCTCAAGATCCAGGCCATGCAGGCCCAGAAGCTGCGGGACCGTGCGGGCACCCCCCGCCAGTACACCACCCCCGGCGCGGCGCTGGGTGGTGGGATCTCGCGCGCCATGGACGCCTACAAGGGCACGGAGGGGATGAACCAGTACGCCCAGGGCACCGCCGATCTGGCCGCCCAGCGGCAGAAGGTGCTGTCGGGGCTGCCCACGGACGGGTTCTCGGCGCCGCAGGGCCGGGCCCTGGGCCGGGCTCTGACGGGCACGGGGGACACCACCCTGGCCGCGGTGGGCAAGGGCTACACGGAGGACTCCGGGGCTCAGGAGAAGGGCGAGATGCTCCACCAGCGGCTGGTGAACACGCTGGTGACCACCGGCATGAAGCTGGAGCAGGCCAAGGCCCTGGCCGATCGTGCCTTCTACGCCCCCAACTACGTCAACACCCCGGGTGATCTCAACCACTCCGGCGTGACGACCCAGCGGACGCCGGAGGGTGGGATCGACATCACCCCCGTGGGCACCTCCAAGCCGCCTGGGATGGGCGGGGGCACCGCCCCCACCACCAAGCTGGACCCCGCGGCGCTCGACAACGCCGCCAAGATCTACGAGGAGACCCGCGGCCAGTCGATGGGCAAGGTGTCGGTGCGCGACATGGAGGCCGTGCGCCAGGTGCTGAACCGCCACGCGGAGATGTTCCCCGACTCCGACACCCGCGGCTCCCAGGCCGACTACAAGGCCGGGGCTAAGTCGCTCTCCGATCTCACCGTGTCGCGCAACCGGCTGGTCGCCTACGAGCGGCTGCTTGATCAGAACATCGGGGTGCTGGAGGGGACCTTCAAAGAGATCCCCAACAGCAACGTGATGGCGATCAACCACATCTCCAGGGCGGTGGCCCGGCAACTGGGCAACGAGGGCATCGCGGCCTTCGATACGGCTCGCGCCGCCGTCAGCCGCGAAGCGGCCCGCATCCTCTACAACCCCAACCTGACGGGGCAGTTGACCAACCAGGCCGTGGCGGACTTGGAGGCCGTCCACAGCGGCGACTACTCCGTGGCCCAGCTTCGCTCCGTCATCAAGATCGTGCGACAGGAGGCGGGCAACCGGAAGTCCACGCTGGACTCGCAGATCGAGGAGGTCAAGAAGGGCGTGGCCCGGCCCACCAAGCCTGACCGGGCCCTCCCCCGCGCCACGGGCGAGGCGCCTGCGGCCAAGCGGATCAAGTACGACGCCGCCGGGAACGAGGTGCCGTGATGGAACTCCAGATGCACGACGGCACGATCCTCGACGTGGACGATGCCGCCACGCCGGAGGTGCGACAGACGATCGTCAAGAACTGGCTCGCCAAGAACCCGCCCGCGGGGCAGGCCCCGAAGCCCTACCAGCCTCCCGGCTACACGGAGGAGCAACTCCGCGAGTACGGGCGGAAGAAGGGCGGGTTGACCCGCGCCGCGCTGGCGTACAGCGGCGGGGTCAAGCACGCCTTCCAGCAACTGGGCAACCTGCTCGGCGGAGACACCCCCGGCTCCCCCGGCCTCTCCGACCAGGCCGTCAAGGACGACACGGCCTCGCTCGATCGCCTCACGGAGGGCTCCATCG